GAACTCACAGAGAGGCAATTGAAAAGACCAAGAGAATTGCAGGCGGCAAGCACATCAAGATCATGGGTCTCGCCAATGGAAAACCCGAGTGGGTCAATGAAACTAAACACCTTTAATTACGTATAATCTATATGGAAAACAAATCAATTGCACTAGAAGCTCACGAGCTTATTAATAATCGTTCAGAAGAAAAAGATCGTATGTATGGCCCCTTCTCTGAAGGCATGGATCGTGCAGCGATGGTCTTCAACGGTATGACAGGTTTAAATGTTACCGGTCGTGAAATGTACATGGCTTTAATCGCTCTTAAGTTTTCACGTGAAAGCTACAATCACAAGCGCGATAATCTCTTAGATGCGGTTGGTTATATTCAAGGTTTAGAAAACTACATCAACGAGAAGAATGAGTACCCAATTACTGAGTAAAGGAACCCAAGTCCACCATCCAAAATTTGGACGTGGATCCATCAAGGATTTCTACGAGTTTTATAACGTTATATTCGTTGATGTGGTATTTGAAAACCATGGAAATGAACCAGTCTATGTTAAATTAGACGACTTAAAAACGGAGTAATGAAAAGAATTATCGAACATTTTGAATCTAAAAGGTTAGGTCACAAACTACACCAACTTCAAAAGCGCTACAATCGAGCCATCGAAAACGGTTACACTGAAAAGGCTGAAGCGTATAAACGAAGAATAAATTCAATGGTCGAAAAACTATCACATATCAAAGGACATGGAAGCTAACTTCACAATCAAAAAGAACGGTCAAGAATTTATGACCGCAGACAAATTAAACTGGATTTCTTACACGGCTAAAGACAAAGTTGGTAAGAGAATTGAAACCAATCCAGCCCTAAATTATGCAATGGCGCTCGAACTCGAGGTTGCAGATATTAATTCATTAGATCTAGCAAACTTGAAAAAAGCACAGGTAAAAAACTCAGCTGCATATACAAGCCCATTGATTACAAGTGTGGTTGAAAACTCAAGAGAGTATGTCAAATTCGAGTGCGGAGAAGACGTGTTTGAAGTATTGATCAAAATCAATACCACTCCAAAGCCTCGTACATCACCTGTAGGCCCTGCAATGTAATGGCTAGAATGCCTAAACTTGATGAGTTTCACTATCATGAAATGACAGATCGATTGAGCGTCATTATGATGGTGATTGAAAACAATTTGACTCAGCATCCAGTTGCTAAGTTGAATAAAGACATTCAAACGCTAATTGACGAGGCTAACGACAAACTGGCCGAAGCGTATCAAATAGCTGGAAATCTTGAAATAAAATATGAAAATGATTAAAGATATTTTTAGAAGAATACAACGTGTCATCGACTTTCTACCCATGATTTGGAAGGGTTATGACTTTGATTTCCGTTACTCAGTAGAATTATTCAAGCACCAACTTGAACGTCAGGCCAAGTTCTTTGAATCTTCTAAATCTTATCGTCGTGATTCTCTTCATCAAGCTTCTAGAATTAGAACTGTCATCAAACTAATGGACATTGTATATGATGAAAAGTATAATGACGAAATGGCAGTCATGATGGAAAAGATATACGGCGAGCAAAAGTTTGAGTTTATTGAAAACAAAGCAACTGGCATGTATTCTCTTGACATTAGATGGGAAAAGGCAGTTGATGATCAACACAACGAAGAGATCATGCAAATTTGGTCAGAGCAGATGAAAATAACTGCATATAAAACCAAACGAGCCCATGACATCCTGTGGAGAATGATTGAACATAACATAAGATACTGGTGGGATTAAACAAATCCCACTTCGTGTATAAAATAACTAAACGTTTCTTAAAATGAAGATAGCATTAGTACTAGCTAAAGGAGTAGAAGGATGTGGATTGACTCGCCACACCATTGAATTTTACAACTGGTTGATTAAAGAAGGTCACGAAGCAACCATTTACGCAGCAACAGAAAAGATGTGGCCTCGTCACAAGTCAACTGACATTATTGCAACTAACTTTAAGCGCAAAGACATTCCTAAGGTCGCTAAAGAATTGAACGAATGTGATGTGGTCTATTACACTTCATTCCCTCACAAATCAGTAGGTGATGAATTTAACGAAGACTTTATCGAACATTGTGTATATGGTCTAACCAAACCAGTAAAGGTTGGTAACTGCCTTGACCACAACATGGCGAATCTTAATAAGAACCATCGCTATTGGGAGATCATGAGTCAAATGGATGCAATGTTCAATTACTCGTTGACATCTAACTTCGCAAACAAAATGCGTGAGCACGCTCCAAACACTCCATTGATTGAGATGAATCTCAATCCTTACGATTACGATGCTTGGAAGCCTGTTTGGAAATCAGCTGAAAAGCAGACTCGAAGAATCACTTACTTTGGTCGTTTCGCTGGATTTAAGGATCCATTCAGAATGTTTGATTTGATGAACCTTTTGAAAAATGAAGACGTGGTAACTGAAGCTCGAGGCGTTGAACGTTCTATTGGTGCCCTACCAATGTTCTTGAACGATGATCGCACTCCACGTCAAGATGTATTTGAAGTCCATGACACGAAGAATCCAGTCACATATCCTCAACTCACTGATAAGGTCTACATTTACGGTCCTTATAATCTAGCTGAAGGTATGGGTGAGTTGTCAAACTCAATGTTTGGTGCAGAATTCTTTAACCTACCCGAACGCCTTTACGGCTCAATGATTGAGTATGCAATGTGCGAGGTAATTGCAGCAGGTACCATTCCTTTGTTTGATAAACACTGGGGAGATCACGTTATTCACCGTACTGAAGGGGTTCCTTTCAGTCAACTAAAAGATTTTGCAATCTTCGTTGATAAGAATAACGTTGAAGCTTCAATTCCTCAGATTCTAGAATTGGCAGCTGATCACAAGCGTCGAGATGAATTCAGACAGAATTCATTCCGTCTAGCTAAATTGCACAATGCACCTGAAGTTGTTAACACTGATTTGTTCAATGCTATCGCAAGTGTTAATAAAAGACAAACAGAAAAGCCAATTACTTTACAAACAAATTCACTTTTCTAAGTACAAGATATATGGCAAACACAGATAATAAATGCTCAGACCTTAACGTAGAAGATTTCTACACAGGCGTTGAAGACACCTTTGGTCTAATCTACAACAAGCAAAAAGAATTACAAGCTCGCCTTGGATTTGACTTCACAGGTTGGACCCTTAAGCAGATTGCAGACTTTTGGATGGTCAACAAGCACGCTCTAAGTGATGAACTAAACGAAATGTTCGATTCACTAGGAGGTGTTAACGATGGAATTGGTTCAGCTGCATGGAAGTACTGGAAGAAGGATAACGCTAAGGCAGTTGACATGAAAGTTGAAGATCTTAGTGAAGCAGATCGATTGGAACTCTACTATGAGTGGGTTGATGGCTTGCACTTCTTCATGAATTTCGCAATTTCAATCGGTATGACTTCAAAAGATGTAGTCAACCTTTACATGGCCAAGAACGCAGAGAATCACGATCGTCAAAACCGAGGATACTAATGTTATTAGACGTAGAACAAAGAGACAAAGAAGTCATTATTTCATATTACGACAAGGAAGGCAAGGTTAATTTCAAGCGCTACCCTGTTGAGCAATTTAAGAACTGGTACATCACCGATCCAATGGATCGTTATAAACATGAGACCTTGACAAACTGGGACGGTCGTCCTATCAAGTTGGGTCCTGCTCGCCAGTTCAATAAGTTCTCTTTGATCTATTACTTAGACAATTTACCCGAACGAGACAAAGAAGAAATCTTTGCATACAATCTTCCTCGTACATACTTTGTCGATATTGAAACCGAGATCGTAGATGGTTTCCCTAAAGCTGAAGAAGCCAAATCACGAATCCTAACATTCTCAATCATTACGCCAGAACGTAAGGCCATTGTTCTTGGATTAGAAGAACTTTCTCTTGAAAAAGTTAAGAAAATCGAAGCTGACACTAATGAATACTTCAAACAATTCGATCAGGATTGGACCTTTGAATACCGTCAGTTTAAGAATGAACATGACATGGTGGCAACATTCATTTATCGGTTCTTACCTAAGTTTCCGATGATGACGGGCTGGAACTTTATCAACTATGACTGGCAATATATCGTTAACCGATGTAAGCGTCTCCAGATTGACATCAAAGAAGCCTCAATGACTCAATCACTTGATAAGAATGATTCTAGACCGCTGCACATCGGCATCTTAGATTACATGCAATTGTATGATAAGTACGATCGCACGGTCAAGGTAAAAGAATCTAATGCTTTGGATTATGTATCTGGTCAAGTACTGAAGACAAATAAGATCAAGTATAATGGATCCTTACAGGACCTTTACGAGAATGACTTTACAAAATACGTATTCTATAACGTAGTTGACTCATGTCTAGTCTATTATATAGATCAACAGCTTAAGTCAATGGAAGTTCTATTGACCCTGGCTTCAATCACCAAGATGCCTCTCTATAAAGCTGCATCACCAGTTGCTGTAACGGAAGCTCTGATTGCACGTAAGATGTCAGCCCTTAATAAGAGAATTGGATCAGAACAAAGAGATGAAGGTTCAAAGGATGGCCAATATGCTGGTGCTTATGTTAAAGAACCGGTTGTTGGTTTCTATCAAGGTGTATCTGCATTTGACTTTGCTTCACTGTACCCCTCAATCATGCGACAGTTTAACATCTCACCTGACTCATATAAAGAAATCATTCCAAAGTCTGAGATTCCTGAAAGACGAAAGAATGAAGATGAAATCGTCTGTGTTAACGGAGTTGTGTACGATAAGAAAGATTCAATATTGAAGCAAATTCTTTCAGATCTTTACACACAGCGTAAAGAATATAAGGCAAAATCTTACGAGTATTTCACTAAAGCTGAAGAAGCTAAAAAGGTACTAAAAGGATTTTAATCAGTTATTATATTTAGAGCCCCTCGTAACAGCCATGATATATACAATGTATCGTAAAGTTACACCCCGGGTCCATCAGTTCTAATGAATTAAGGACCCTTTGTCGTCTAATAGCAATAGTAAAAAAAATACGTTTTTTAAAAAATGTCAAAATCTCAATTATTTAAAGAAAGAATAGAATTTAAGCCCTTTGAATATCCAATTTATTACACAGAGGGATGGCTAAAACAAGCACAGGCCTTTTGGCTTCATACGGAGATTTCGATGCAAGGCGACGTGAAAGATTGGAATGAAAATCTTTCAGCATCTGAAAAGAATTTGGTCGGTAACATTTTATTGGGGTTTGCACAGACTGAATGTGCAGTTTCTGATTATTGGACCGGCATGGTAACCAATTGGTTCCCTAAACATGAAATTAAGCAAATGGCAATGATGTTTGGTTCGCAAGAAACCATCCATGCAACAGCGTATTCATATCTAAACGAAACATTAGGCCTTGAGGATTTTAAGGCATTCTTACATGAGCCTTCAACAGCTGCACGTTTTGAGTTCTTGATGGGTACTACAGCGGATTACACCCATGAAGATTTGGCTAGGTCAGCGGAAGCTCGAAAAGACGTTGCTCGTTCATTGGCTATTTTTTCAGCCTTTGCCGAAGGAGTAGCTCTATATTCTTCATTTGCGGTTCTATACTCGTTTCAAATGAGAAACCTTTTAAAGGGTATTGGTCAGCAAATGAAATGGTCAGTTAGAGATGAATCTCTTCACTCAAAAATGGGATGTCAATTGTTCCGTCAAATGTGTGAAGAGTATCCAGACCTAAGAAATGCAGTACAATCACAGGTTGAAGAAGCTGCACATCTTATGGTCGAAATGGAAATGAATTACATCGATAAGATTTTTGAAGCTGGCGATCTAGAAAATCTAAATGCATCAGACTTAAAAGAGTTCATCAAGAAAAGAGCCAATGAAAAGCTCAATGAAATTGGTTATGAATCTATCTTTAAGTTTGATGAATCAGCAGCCGCAGAACTTGATTGGTTCTATCACTTAACAGGCGGGCATACGCATACAGACTTCTTCGCAGTACGCCCTACGGATTACTCAAAGGCTGGTGAAGATGAAAACTGGGATGAAGACGATTTGTTTTCTTAAACAGATTTGAATCTAGCGGTATAAAGTACATAAGAATTATAGAATGGAAGAAATTAATCATGGTGAATTTTTAGGATGGGAAGTTGGAGTTGACTTTCCAATATGGGCCAACACTGAAGTTTACGTTAAAACAGTATCTAAAGGTTATCTTTTAGAAGGTGAAACACCAAAGGATGCATATTGGAGAGTTGCTACCACTGTAGCAAAGAGATTACGTAAGCCTGATTTGGCTAGTAAATTCTTTGATTACATGTGGAAGGGTTGGTTGAACCTAGCAACTCCAGTTTTCTCAAACACTGGAACCGAAAGAGGTCTACCAATTTCATGTTTTGGTATTGATGTAGGCGATTCAATTCAAGAGATTGGTAACAAGAATCTTGAAATGATGCTACTTGCAAAACACGGTGGCGGAGTTGGAATTGGAGTTAATATGATTCGTCCTGCAGGTTCGAACATTTCACAGAACGGTACGTCAGATGGCGTAGTTCCTTTTATTAAGATCTACGATTCATCGATTCTAGCGACAAATCAGGGTTCAGTTCGTCGAGGTGCAGCATCAGTTAATATCGATATCGAGCACGGTGACTTTTGGGAGTGGCTAGAAATTAGAGAACCCAAAGGAGACGTTAATCGTCAATCTCTAAATATGCACCAATGTGTTGTTGTCTCAGATTCATTTATGATGAAGCTTGAACAAGGAGACAAGGAAGCCCGTAAACGATGGGCTGCAGTTCTTCGTAAGCGTAGAACGACCGGCGAGCCTTACATCATGTTTAAAGGTAACGTTAACCGTCAAAATCCAGATGCTTACAAGAACAATCAGTTAAAGGTTTTTATGACCAACATTTGTTCTGAGATTACTCTTCATACTGACGAGAACCACTCATTCGTTTGTTGTTTGTCTTCAATCAACCTTGCAAAATACGACGAGTGGAAGGACACTGATCTGGTTTACACTGCAACATGGTTCCTAGACGGCGTCCTAGAAGAGTTTATCACACGTGCAAAATACATGCGTGGCTTCGAGAACTCTGTTCGTTCAGCTGAAAAAGGTCGAGCACTGGGTCTTGGAGTTCTTGGATGGCATACGTACCTACAAGAAAGAGGTATTGCATTTGACGCAATGGGCGCACAATTTGAAACACGTAAGATCTTCTCTCAAATTAAGATTGAATCGGAACGAGCTTCACGAGACATGGCAAAAGTGTATGGCGAGCCACTGTGGTGTGTTGGAACAGGTATGAGAAATACACACCTTCGTGCCATTGCCCCAACAGTTTCAAATTCAAAACTGTCAGGAAACGTATCAGCGGGTATTGAGCCATGGGCTGCCAACGTTTTCACCGAGCAAACTGCAAAAGGTACATTCATTCGCAAGAACCCAACCCTTGACACGGCACTGAACATGATCAAACTAAACTCTAAAGAAGTTTGGGATCAAATTTTGATAGATGGTGGATCGGTTCAAGGAGTAGAATCTCTTGACAAGTGGTACGCCAAAGAAGGTGAGAAATTCACATACATCAATCAAAAGGAATATGATAAACTTTCTGAAATTGAAAAAGACAAGTGGGTTCCATTCAAAGATGTATTTTTGACCTTTAAGGAAATCAATCAAATGGAATTAGTTCGTCAAGCTGGTATTCGTCAACAATACATTGACCAAGCGGTTTCACTTAACCTTGCCTTCCCTAACGAGGCTGAACCCAAGTACATCAATCAAGTTCACCTAGAGGCATATAAGCAAGGCGTTAAGACATTATACTACATGCGAACAGAATCAGTGCTAAGAGGAGATATTGCTCAACGAGCAATGATTGACTGCTTAAGTTGTGATGGATAGCATTATTTAAGAACCCGCTTTGAGCGGGTTTTTTTATGTGAAACAAATTACCAATTTTACTATACAATAACTAAACGAAAATAATTAAGCATGAAAATTCAAATCAATCGCGTAGATCAGAACCAATTCGTAGAGTTCGTTAATCGCCTGAAGTCAATCGATTCATTCCTGTACTTCAAGTTGCGTAACGGTAACATTCAATCTGCGGTTTATCTACCACAACGTGATGCAGTTAAAATGCATTCACAGCCAATTTCAGAGTTGTTCACTGTCGATGGTGATCTTCCTGAAGGTAAGGAAATCAAAGTTGCTTTCTTTGACGCTAACAAAGTTCTTGAAGCAATTAAGATGTTTGGTTCAGATCAAATCTCAGCAGAGATCGAATTGATCGAGAACGAAGAAGACTATGTATCATCTACAATGAAGATTTTCAATAATGAACTTGAAATCACACTAGTTTGTTCTGAACCTTCTCTTGGTTTCAAAGATCTTACAGATTCTCAAATTGAAGGCATCTTTTCACGTGAAGGGTCGGCATTTGATTTTACGCTTGACACTTTCACACTTGGTAAAATCAAGTCACTGTTTAATCTTGATAAAGATGAAACGTTTGAAATTAAAGCGAATGGCGAAGGTGTTCGAGTTAAAGGTAAGACTTATAACTATCAAGCAGGTTCAGAGTACAATGGTCAATCAGCTTCTGCAACCCTTTACAAAAAGTATTTGAATCTTCTAGACCGTGAAGAGTACGCAGTTTACGTATCAGCAAATAAGGTTGTTATGAAGTCTAATGACTCTAACACATTGTTGACGATTGCTACTTGTCAAACGGCTGAATAATGACTTTAGAAGAACTAAAGAATACTTCCCTAGATCGACTAGGAAAAGACGAGCTACAAAGCTTGGTGGACTATTATCAAAAAGAGTCCGCCAAGTTTACGGCTTATGAGCAAGCGGTTAAGGTAACGCTAAACTCAGTTTACGGTGCATTTGGTAATAAGTGGTTTCACTTCTTTAATCTAGATATTGCCGAATCAATTACCTTACAGGGTCAAAACGCTATCCTGTATTCTGAACAAGTATTAAATAAGTACTTTCATGATTTTTGGCATAAAGACACTAAGTTACACGAACACATCGGCGTAACAGTTAAAGGACAATGCCACCGCCCATCTGTAATTTACATTGATACTGATTCGTGCTACGTACAGTTCGATGAGATGTATAAAACATGTGAATGGACAGGAGAACCGATGACCATTGATACATTCATCCTAGCAGTATACAATTTTAGAATTAAAGAGTATATTGTTAAAGCAATGGAAAAGTATGCAGTAGCAGCCAACACCGATAACTTCTTAGTTTTTGAGCTAGAAACAGTGGCCTACTCTGGCATTTGGATGAGTAAGAAAAAGTACATTCAGGATATTGCGTGGGATGATAAGATTCCTACGACTGAACGCCATAAGCCACTGAGTAAAGTAAAGACCATTGGATTTGATACCATTCAATCCTCTACTCCTACGTTTGCTAGGGCTAAATTAACAGAGGCCCTTAAGATTATGTTTAATGAAGAGGCTGGCCCTACAGCAGACACCCTTCAAAAACTTACATCATTCTTAAGCGAAGCCAAGAAGCAGTTCAAGATGGCCAAGCTCGATGAAATTGCGTTCAATAAGAGAACAAATAACATTGAAAGATATATTGTTGATGATCATATTGAATTTCAGTTTGGTCTAAAGTGTCCGCCCAACGTAAAGGCTGCAGGATATTACAACTTCTTGTTGAACAACAACCAAAAATTCAAATCAAAGTATCGACTGATTGGTAATGGTGAGAAGTTGAAGATCTATCACGCAATTGATCCAGGTGGAATTTCAGACGTATTTGCATACCTTCCAGGAGATCATCCTTATGAATTTGCGCCACAGGTTGATTACGAAACACAGTTTGAAAAATCAATCATTGATCCCTTGAATCGATTGTTAACGTCAGTTGGATTACAGTCCATTAATCGTAATCTAATTTACTCAACTTCTTTGTTCTAAACAAAACACATTCACGTAGTATAAATTAAAATACACTAATCATGGAAGATAATAAACTCATGACCCAATTAGTTGAACTTCACACTGAAAATCCAAACGACATGGAATTTGGAGCATCTGTTCGCAAACTAGTATGGGATTACATCCAGCAAAACAGTCCAGCTTACTAAAAATATGGCACTCAGACCAAGAGACCTTGAAGGTCTATCACAAAACGAAATATTCTTTGTTGAACGATATGATTTCATTTACCGTGAGTTGAATCGTCTACAGGATAACATGTCAAAGATTGAAATCGAGACAGGTAAACTATTAACAGAGCTTCAAGCTCTTCGAGAAAAAGAACAACAAACCCTAGAAAACAATGGCGAAGAAATTAACTGAATTCACATTTGAAGATCTTAACGCAGAGTTGAAGGACATCAATCCGTTAGGTTCTATCATGGAACACTCTTCTTTTAGTGAAGTTACAGAGTGGATCGACACCGGCAACTATAACCTGAACGCATGTATCTCAGGGTCTGTGTTTGGCGGATGGCCAAATAATAGAGCATGTTCGGTTGCTGGTCCTTCAGGAACGGGTAAGACATATTTGATGTTGAACACGGTGAAGAGGGCAATTGACATGGGCTACAGTATCATCTATTATGATTCTGAAGCTGCGGTGGATCGAGATCAAATGAAGAAGTTTGGCATTGATACAAACAAAGTTAACTATCAACCCGTTAATACGGTTCAAGATTTCCGTACTTCAGTCACCCGCATCACCAAGAAAATGCAAGATGCAAAAGCATCAGGCGCAGAATTGCCTAAGATCCTAATTATTCTTGATTCTGCCGGTAACCTTGCAACCGCAAAGGAAATTGACGATGCTGCATCGGGGTCTGATAAGTCGGATATGACACGTTCAAAGGTTCTAAAGTCAATCTTTAGAATTATCATGACTCCGATGGCAGATCTAAAGATTCCTTTCTTGTTCACCAACCACACATATCAATCACAATCCTTTATCCCAACTCAAATTGCAGGTGGAGGTACAGGTCCTGAATATGCAGCGTCAATCGTTTTATTCTTGAACAAGGCACAATTGAAAGAAGGAGATCAGAAAGCAGGTATTATCGTTACTGCGTCACCTAACAAGAACCGTTTCGCTAAACCTTCAAAGATCAAGTTTCACTTGCACTTCTCTAAAGGCATGAACCGTTACGTTGGTCTTGAAAACTACGTATCATGGGATATTTGCGGTGTCGATCGAGGAACTATCGATCCTAAGACCGGTGAGAAGATCTTAAAGAAAACTGCACGCACTTGGGTTTGTGAACACCTTGACGAAGCAGTCGATAACAAAGACTTCTTCACTGATAAGGTATTCACGACTGAGGTTCTAAAGAGAATCGATGCACACATTCAACCGATCTTCAACTACAATATGGAAGAGATCGAAGATATAAACATTGATGAGATCTTAGAAGATGTTGCTAACGATTAACGAAGATCGTCTCCCAATTAAATTTATCCTAGGGATTGAAAAGGATCTGGAAAGTTATCCAGATCCTTTTGACATCTTACATTTCTATATCAATCTGGCCTATCGTAATCCAGATCGTTATAAGGATAGTTTTACCAAACATGCTGTAGTCCAATATCACTTCAAAGACTTTTCACCAGAAGTGATCGATGCATCTCTAAATAAACTATTAGAAGAAGGTTATTTAGAACAGACTAAAGATCAACCGGGCAAAGAAGCCTACAAAATTATAATAAATCCATTCGAATGATTGTAGTAATTGATAACTTCGTAAAAGATGAAATGTTGCTTAAAGATATTGCAGCTGATCAAACTTTTTTTGCCGATCCCGGTGTTTATTATTACTGGGGAGGATGGTGGGATTCATCAGCTAATACAATTAAGAAAAGATTGATTGAATATATTTGGGGACATAATTGTCCAATCAATGAGAGCTTTAATATCAATGGATTTGAATATTGGACTGGAATTCAAACTGCTAATCCAGAAAAAGGATTCAAAAATATTCTTGGAAATCATTACGATAAAGATGAAGCTTGGTTTGAAAAAACTGGTGCTATTGTGATTCCATTAATAGGAACAGTATATTATCCAGCAGGTCAAGAATTTGAAGGTGGAGAATTAGCAATTTACACAGACGGAGTGAACTCTCCACCTGAGATCGTAAAGGCTAAACCTAATCGATTAATTATCTTTGGAGCAGGCAATTATGTTCATGAAGTTAAACCAGTAACGAGTGGAACTCGACATGCAATTGCAATTAATCTATGGGAAAATGAACCATATAGTAAACAAGTTGGTCAATTTCGTATAGAAGCCTAAAATATACTCAATAATGCAGTTCGGTCAAGATTTTGAAAAGATATTCTTTAAGCTATCTCTACAGAGGGTAAAGTATTTAGATACCATCAAGGGTGGTTTCTACACTTCTGAAGAGATTGATCACTTATCTAAATTAGCTCACAAGTTCTACGAGCGGTTTCACGAGACTCCTTCTAAGGATCAGATGAAGCTACTCGTTAAGAGTTCAAAGCAAAAAGAAAAGGTAAGTGATGAAATGATTGACCTCATCTATGATGTCAATCTACATGAATACGATGACGAATGGTTGACCTCAACCGCAGAGTCTTGGATCAAATGGCGCAACTTCAATGAATCTCTCGCAGATTCAATCGAGTTCATTAAGACCACTACAGTTACACCTGAAAACGTTGATGCTTTAGTCAATAAGTTTAAAGGTCTAATCAATGACCGTAACTCAATTAACTTTGATTCTAACCTGGGTCTAGACTTCTTTGACCCTAATGCCCACGATCAAAAAGAAACTGAAAAGGTAAGTTCGGGTTACAACTTTATTGACCGTCTTCTTGGCGGTGGATATGATAGAGGTGGTAACTTAATTGTTTACGTTGGTGAACAAAACATCGGTAAGTCAATCTTTCTAGCGAATGATGCTGCAACCGCTGTTAAAATGGGTCACAACACTGCGGTCATTACTGCAGAAATGGCGGACCATAAGTTTGTAAAACGTATTGGTTCAAACCTTCTATCAATTCCAATCAACGAGTACCAGGAAAAGTCAAAGAATAAGGACTACATTCAACGTAGATTGGAAACTGTTGGTAATGGTCTAACTCCTCCTGGAAATCTATTCGTTAAACAGTTTCCAACTTCACAGGCGACGGTTCTCGATATTGAATCGTACCTCAAACAAGTTGAAGAAGAAAAGAAAGTAAAACTAAATGTAATCGTAATTGACTACATTAACATTCTTTCAAATTACAGAAATCCAAACTCGGAGAACACCTATCTGAAAATCAAACAGATCGCTGAAGATCTTCGTGCAATGGGAGTTCGTAACAATTGGCTAATTGTTACAGCGACACAGATCACGCGTTCAGGATATAATGCATCTGACATCTCAATGTCTGACGTTGCGGAATCTGCAGGTCTATCACACACTGCAGATGTAATGTTGGGTATTATTCAAGATGATTTGATGCGAGCGAACTTTGAGTACTGGTTGAAAATCCTAAAGATCAGAGATGGTGAAGGTAAGGGTACAAAATGTAGGTTGATAATCAACTATAATATGATGAGACTAAACGAAACCGAGGACATCACCGGTTCAAACATACATACACTATAAGATATGTCACGCGAAAGACACGATAAAATATTTGACAACAACTTCGAATCAACTGAATTCGAATTGGATGGCTCCATGACCTTTAACCTCAGTCCACAATGGACTGATGATCGACCTGAAGAAGAAAAGATTCAACAGCGAATCCTACAGGAAAAGATTCACGCTCTAATTGAATCTTCACGATTCAAAACCTTTAATGATCTAGACGAGTTCTCAGATTCACGTAAGTTGAAGAAGAACGACATCAATAGCGTTTATGATTACATTGAAGGAGAACTTGTACGTAACCACTCTAGAATTGAAATCTTTTCTGAGTTATGCGATTACTTTAACGTTCACCCAACCAAGTTCTATAATTCCCTATCAAACACCTTTAAGGAGGGTTTGATTGAAGAACTTGACAACAAAACAGGAATTCTTAAGAAGAAGAACATTAACCGATTATTCTAATGATCGATCAGAAAACACTTCAACAACCCGTTAAAAGGGTGTGGATCCTAGGTGATATGCACTTAGGGGTTCGTGCCAATTCTCAGGAGTGGTTGGAAATTCAACAGGACTTTTACGATAAGGTGTTTATTCCAACCCTTGAAAAGAACGTTCAACCTGGTGATGTGTTGGTTCAGGTTGGTGATGCATTTGACAATCGTCAGTCCATCAACCTAAAGGTTCTCCACTATGCAATCAACCTGTTCGAAAGACTGGGTAAGATTCTACCTACACATGTTATTGTTGGTAACCACGACATTTGGGCCAAGAAATCTAATGACGTGTCTGCGATTGATTCAATCAAGTGGATCCCAGGTGTACAGGTTTATAAAGACCCGATCGAATATAAGTGGTTAGACAAGAAGATCTTACTGATGCCATGGAGAAGAGACGTTGATCATGAGTCTGAAA